AGGCAAGGCGCAATTTGTCTTTGGTAGCCTCATTTTGTAGTTTGTCATCGTCGAAGGTGCTGTGATGTTCCAACACGGCTTGTTCGCCCAATTCGCCGAAGGCTTTGCGAAATTCGGCGGCATTTTGTTCGATGATGCTGGTGAACGGGATGACGTAAATGACGCGCCGCATACCGTGCCGTTTGGCGTGTTCCAACGCAAATGCCATGGAAGTGAAAGTTTTTCCGCCGCCGGTCGGCACGGTGAGCGTGAACAGTCCTTGCGGTTGTGCCGCATGTTCTACGGCATGATCGAGAATTTCGCTGCGCAGGCGGTTTAAGGCGGCATTGCGTTTTTCGGCTTCGGTTTGCTCTGGAGATTGGGCTACACGTCGTCTGAACTTGTTGATAAATTGATTGAAATTGTGTTGTAAGTATAAGTTCGCGAATCTTTTTGCATAAAACCGAAATTTATTTTGCATAAACAATTAAACTATTATGCAAAATAAACCTCAAATTTAAACTAAACAAAAACGCCCTTTAAATCATCATTAAAGGGCGTTTAAATTTTACAGTTTAGAACTTGTAAACCATATTATCCTCATACTTACCTGAATAGCTTGCTGAGGCATTGACTACAATTCGTTGCGCATTATCAAAGTTTTGCCAATTATGCACTTTATCATCGACCATATACTCAATAAACCGCACAAACTCCGACTTCGTTGAACTGAAGAAGATATAAGGCGGTCGAGTAATGTTGATTAATCGCAAAAAGTCGATTAAATCAAAGTAAGTCGCCTGCTTGTAGCTTTCCTGTCTAGTGCATAGATATGGTGGATCTAATACAAATAACGCTTTCGGGTCATTGCTAAACTTAGGCAAGAGCGTGTGGAATGATTCTTGCACAATCTCTACGCCGTCCAAATAGCCGTCTGCCTTTTGATAATCAGACTGACGAATACAATGCCAGAAATCATGTTGGAATAAGTCATCAAGCGTTGCTACTTGTTGCCCACTGAACAATAACCAACTCGCTAAGCAATTTAAATCTTTATACCCTTTGAAGTTTTGAATGATTCTGATGCATTCTGCTTTACAATCCTTCGTCATACGTTTATTTTTTTGCGTAGCGCCAACTACAGAGTAAAGCTCAGCACGCAACTTGTTGATGTCATCAATATGTGCTAATCGTTCCGCATAGCCGTCGAAATCATTGTAGATGACACGAGCTTTTGGCTTAATCGCTTTGGCTGCGTGGCTTAATAAACCTGAACCACCAAAGGTATCAATAATCGTCCATCCTTCACCATCGTCTTCGATGTTTTCATTGAGAATAGTCTCAAAATGTTTCAAAAACATCCGTTTTTGCCCCACAAAAGGTAACGGAGCCTGCTTAAATTGCACTACGCTTTGTTTGTTCGTTTTTTCGTTTGTCATTATTATCCTTTTTTCTGGTTGAATTACATCCTATCTCTAAAATACTATTTATAGATATAAAATTATCTTAAACCCTATCAGGCCAAGGATCGGACGTTGTCCATATCATGGCGGGCGGTCTTAAGTTTTTTGGCCCAATGTCAGGAATTGCATCATTGCCTTTTATTTTAGGGTCGGCGTGGTATGGGGTAAATCGCATAAAATTAGCATCGCCTACCCCTCCCACATAAATACCTGCAACAGCTCTATTTGTATCATCATCGTATAGACTGAAACCACACGAGTCGTCAGCTCTAAAACCAAGAGGAATCCCACTTGTACCAATAACCTCAACTCTCCCTGCTTGTCGTGGGATATAGCCTTTTTCGGTTTTGCCAAGATAACCAAACAGCCCCCAAGATAATCCGCCCATGTGGCATGATACAAGATTGCCTTGGCGGCGTAGCTTAATGTAAGCGCCTGGCTTTAAGTTTTTAGTTACAGCATTAACTAAACCTGTATCACCATCGGTGACCACCCATTTTCCATTGCGTTTTTGCCACTTCCAAGCGCCAACTCTGCCGCCATCTGATGACTCATAAATCGTGCCGTTAGGCTCATTCCCTGTTATTTTTCCGCTCGTTGTTTCGGGCTTATCAGGGCGACCGCTACCAAGCACAACAGTTATGGCTTTAATATCTCGTCCGATTTGCTCGATGACCTCGGGCAGTTGTTCTAAAAGGCTCATTAGCTATTTTTCCCACGTTGATAAGCAGCCTTTAAGTCCATTTCTTTTAGCGCGTTAATTTGCTCAATCACGCCATCTAAACTCTGTTTAAATTCTGTCAGTTTAGTGGTTAATGCCTCAGGGGCGCTGCTTCCGCTATCTTTTAGTTTGCGTAGTTCTTCTGCGAGCTCGCGGAATGTATCTAAATCTGCTGATACCTCACCGCCTAACAGGTCATTTTTAAGTTGGGTTATCTTTGCCTCAATTTGAGCCAAAATCGCTTTATCTTGCTCGCCTAAGTATTGAGCAAACTCAGTTAAAAGTTGTTGAATGTTTTGTGTCATAGTCGTCCTATTCTATAAGCTATAATTAAATCTGAAAATTTAGGTAAAACAGGTGTACCACAGCCACCAGAAATACCTTTTGATAACGTCACCTTGATAGGTTGTTTTGATTGCAACGATACCGCCACTGCTTGTTTCAACTGCAATTTCACGTCGATAGCCCGTTTACAGTCTTTCATCGCATCATTCCTCTACGCGTTCCGCAGAATAATAGCTATAACGCGTAATCTTTCCGCCACATAGCGTGTCTCGCCAGTTGCTCGTATTTGTGATTTTTAATGCCCAACTTGCGGTCTTCCACCTTGTGTTAGCTAAACGGTCGCGCGTGCAAGTAATTTTGATGTTGTTATCAGATAACGCAATACCATTGCCTTTTGTCAAATGGATAACTGGATCTTTGCTATCAGGCACAATAAACAAGTCAAATTCGCTATCAGCAAAGCCTTCTGGTACTTCTTTTTCATCTAGCGTTAGCGTTTCGCTTTCATCGTCACCAAATTTCCAGTTAAAATTAATGATCGGTTTGTCTTTAGTTATCATGTTTAAACATTGCCCCTAATTGATTCGGGCTAAACCGCCAACCATTTTCTCCACCGCAAATCGCATTAAAACACCACTCACTGCAAAAGTATTTTGAGCGTTTTTGTTTGATGCCTAGCACAATCCCTAATGCACCCCACCAGTCATATTTACAGCCCAAAGTGCGGTCAAAATATGCTTTAATTTGTTGCTCGGTGACATCGTTGAGGGGGATTAAATCCCATTTGGTGTTATCGGACACATCAATCTGTTTGCAACGCACCCCACCGTCTTGTACCGATGAGGAGTAGCAGTCATATACTGTCGTATGCTCATAATGGTGTCCGTTAGTAAATTCAATGCGCTCTACCGCGATTTCACAATGCGAGTATTTCCCCTTAGTAAAAAATCGGGTAATGCGGTCGGCTATTGCTTTAACTGGCTCTTTGCGCCAGTCTCGCTTGTGTTTGTACATTGCCAAATAAACCTTAGCCATTTTGATATGCCTCCATCAAGTTATCCATTTGTTTGATGATGTCGTCATAAGTTGCCTGCATTTGCTCAAGCGTTAAACCTGGTGCTTTGAGCTCATATTTACGCATGCGTTGGTTTGCTAATTCGACTTGCAGTTTTTCGAGTCCTGCCGCTTGTGTCAAAATCAGGTTTGTGGCGGTCTTATTATCCAGTCTGGCACGTTGCGCAAAATCGGTGATATATCGACTGCATTCGCCCTCATAATTTGCAGCCTTAAAGGCTTCTGCCGCCGCTTGGCGTTCACGATACTCACTCTCAAAACGTGTCCACGTGCTGTAGATTTTTGCCGCGTGCTCATCGATGTTGGCGATAAGGTGAGTTTGGGTTTCGGCTAAAAGTGCGGTTTGTTTTTCAGATGAAATTTCCCAAGTCAGCGTATCAAGATTTAACACATGTGCCGCACTGGGTTGAGGGTCTATTAATACGGGGTTGCCTGTTTTATTTGCAATGATTTGTTTGCCTTGAGATTGACCGTTAATTAGCTCAATATATTTATCTTGGCTAATTTCTACTGCGCCTTCTGGCACAAAACCACCATAAGCATCGTCAAAAAAACCGTTTTTAAAATACATCGTCATTATTTCCATCTCCCTATTGCGATAATATCAACAAAAAATGCAGCGTTATTAACATCTGAGTCATATATGACAAGGGTAAATTCTGATGCGCTCTCCTGGATAACTGATACCGTTGCATTAGCTGTATCTATGTCGCCTTGTAGAGTCTGTGGGCGTGATGATTCATTCGTTTCTTTATAAATGATTGTAGTGCTTATCCTTAAATCAGCATCTGCAAAAGCTAAAGCCCAATTTAACGTCCTTGCGATAGTTGTTCGGTTTGTTATTGGAATATAGACACGACAACTCTGGATCATCGTCCCATCAGGATATTTTCGTACCTCAAAATCGCCGATTTTTTGGTAGGTAAAATCAGCTAAATTAGCTTTTTGCGCAACTAGTTGTCGTACTGGCTCTATATCATTGAGTTTTACCCAAGGCGACCAACTATCTGTTTGATAACTTGTTTGATGTCGCTCGTACATATCTGTGCTGTACGCAATATAGGCAATTTGACGGCACCAACGGCCATCACCTCCAGCAATAACTTGGATGTGACAACCATTGCCAGCTACGGGTAGATTCTGCGAGAGGCTTGCTTGTGTAACCGCATAAATGCCGTCTGTTTGTAGCGTGTTTACATTGCCAACAAAGTTCTCAATTTTAAAGTTCCCGATGCCATAGCCCGCTAAGGTTGTGGCGGGGGATTGTTTGTTATCTGCAGTGCGTTGGGCATTATCTGCGGCAGTTTTGGCTTCCACTGCTTTATCATAAGCGGTTTTGGCTGCTTTAGAGGTTGCGGCTTGAGTTTCACTATCGCTATTAGTGGACGAACTAAGCTGAACTTCTCCTTTTTGAGTTAAACTTGCCGTCTTTCGGTTATCATCAATAATCTTCACAATCGCTTGATATAACTGCGTTTGTGTTTCTTCCTTCGGGGTAAACCCCGCTTTTTGCAACACATAATGCGCTTCCGCTTGTATATCTCGTACTCGGTCTTGCAAATTATTAAGCCACGTATCGGTTACTCGTGTGCCTTGCTCGCCTGTTGCTGGATTACCATTGTGAAAAAGGCCATCATTGGAATCAATTTGAGGCATTAAACTTTTCATATATTAAGATCCTGTTTGATAAGCAAAATAACAGTAAGTATGTGCAGGTTTTAAATCTCGGAAGAACTCCTCAATAATCGGGTCGCCAAATTCCACTAAATGATTACCCGCAAAGGAGCTACCTGCGCGAAAATACACAATATTGTCATCCCCATTAAGCACCGATACTCGCCACATAAAAATCAAGTTATCGCGTGCTTCATTGCGAAATTGAACCAAATCTCCCGTCGTTGGCAAATCATTAGCAAGGGGAGAAAACTCTTTAATTTCGATACGATATCCAATACTTTCCGCAATACGTTTAAAATAGGGAATGGATAAGCCCCCAATCGCATTTAACTTGGCAATGACACGTTTTACTCGTGCTTGATAGTTATTGGTATAATCTGTTTTTATGCCGCATAAACGTTCCCAATCGGACAACATCGTATTGGAGGTGGCAGGTTCAATAATTTGCAATAAATCCACCGCACTTTTTTGTAATCGGTCAAATACATGACCATCCACCTCACATTGCGCTAAAAAACGTTCTCCATTAACGTCGTACGAAATAGGCGGATAAAGTTTTGCCAATACCTTTTTGTGGTCAGTTTGCATCATGCCATCTCCGTAACGGTGATTTGACCTAACCTAAACCACTCAATTTTTGTACGCACATCTGCTTTTAGATTAGTGATAGGTGCCGTAAACTTACGATCAACGACACCGACCAAGTTATTCACCACCGCCTCACATTGCGACACAATCAAATCATCTCCGGGGATTAACGTATTAAAATAATCCGCAAGTGCAGTGGAAATAGCGGCCTTAATTTCGGGTAAGGTCACCCCACTGATTTTCACCTGAATATTAAAATTGACTTTTGTTACATCAGGTTTCACCACTTTGCTTTCTCGCGCGGTTACTGGGCGTACATCATCAATATATTCTTGGCAGCGACGTATTGTTTCATCGCTTGGCACATCGTTATTTGATGTGATCGCAATATCTACCGTACCAAGCCCACGACGCAACGGGTAAACATAAGCAGCATCCACGCCATCCACCGATAACGCCCATGTACGATAGTCATAACGATTACCCCCAGCAGGTGGTCGGCGAATAATCTCAAGCAAACGTTCGAGCAAAG